GCTTGACTATATACGCTTTTATTTTGAGTTTCGTCTACTATATTAAAAGTATAAGAAGCTCCGGCGGTATATTCTCTAGGTATAAAGTTTATATTTTGAGCGTTGTTAGTTTCTTGCAATACTATCATATATATATAATAAAAAAAATTGTTTTTTGTTAAATTAAATATTAAAATAAATTGTTAATTATTTGTTTATATTAAAAAAGGTTGTATATTTACAAAGTAAAACAATAACAAACAACTAGAAAATATGACTGCTACAATATCAAAAAACCTAAATACAAATAAATTTGAAGTAAGAAAATGGGATAATAATCATAATGTTATAGAAACATTTACTTCAAAAAAAAGAAGTATCGCATCAGAAGTATTTATAAAATGGTATTTTAATAGAGAAGAGTAAAAAAAAGGGGGCTAAAAACCCCCTAATTTTACCAAATAAAAACCCTATTAAGAATTTGTACCTTGTGTAACTGTTACGCTCGGACTAAGTCCGGCAAAAGGATTTGCTTCCGTTGCTCCTTCTAAAAAGTTTGCGGGAACTTGCTCCTGCGCGTTGAACGTTAACGTATATCCGCTTAATTCAGACATTCCCGATCCAGTCACAATCGTACCGCCGCTTACGTCGCATCCGTGTTCCGCTCCCATTAGGAAAGCATTACCGTTATAATCTTGCACTATAATATGCGGTCTCCCATAACTCATAAGCTTTAGCTCTTTATGGTCTTGTACCGTTAATTTCTTTACAGTAAGGTTTAACGTTTGCTCGAAGAAAGTCGTACCATTTTCTCTTGAAGAGGTAATCGTTTGTTCGAACGAAGAGTTACCTTTTAATTGATATTCAAATACAGTTACAGAACCTAAACTGTCTACAACATCTGTATCTGTACTATCATACGTAAGTGTTAAATCACCAAAGTCTGCAAAAAATACAGCCTTAATGCCACCAACCGAATCTTTACACGGTTCTTTTCTACCTTTTGTTAAATCACAAGCCATATCTATACTTTTTTTAAATTAAAAAAGGTGAGCAGGCACAACTAGCTTACCCACCTCTTCTATTGGTTAATTACTAATTAAGAATAAAGTACGATATCACTTCCGATGCCATACTGAACTCCAGCTGTAAATCTCATTACTACTCTTACATTCTGGCTTCCGTCAATATCCGCCATATCGATCACTTTCACTTCGTTATGATCTGACAGTAAACCGGTACCAAAATAAAGGTTAGTTTTCTCTGCAGCTACCATTGTGTTATCCGCTAATCCGTTAGCTACCGCGAGCTTTACGCCATCAAACGAAAGTGTCCCTCCGGTATACCATTGAGTACCGTCTGCGTTTATACCCGCAGCCCCTACGTTTGTGGCAAAACCACCAAGCGCTCTAACATATGCTCTCGCTACGTTCTGCGATACATATATAAATAGGTCATCGCTTGTATAGAGTGAGCTACCGATCGCATCTACTACGAGTCCTAATTTTGCTATTACATTTGAAGAATCTACCGCAGCTCCTCCGCCTACGTCCGTAACGTCCGCGTCTGCTAATAGAAGCTCTTTAAAACCTCCGAACTGTCCAGCCGTTGCAGCTGCTCCGTTCCAAATCGATTGCTCCGTTCTTTGAGCTACCTTTTCGGCTACGTGACCGATTAAGAAGTCAGCAAAAGAGCTAGGTAAACTATCAAAAGCTGAATATCCCATAGAAATAGCATCCCAGTCGTTTTGAAAATCTTTTTTACAAAGTTGTAAGTTTACTTGTTGATTTGACGGTGTAATTATACGCTCAGTTAATGTTAAAGTCGATGTTGGATCGAAGTCACACGTTGCATCTTTCACGATATCGTCAGAAGCTACTTTTTTAATAACTTCTTGGTATTTAATATTTGGTTTAACGGTAATTAATCCGTTGTCCAAAGTTGAACCACTTAAAAGAGCTGCAGAGATATATTGACCTGCGGACTCACCGCTATATGTGGTTGTTAATGAATTTGTCGTTCCCATTGTATATTTTTTATTTATTAATTATTATGATTCACTTGCCCAGACACCGTCTCCGCCTGTTAAATACCAGTCGGTTAACGCTACGGCTTTAATCGAACACCAATCGCCTTTATTAGCAGTTGCTTTTGTATTGATCCAATCTTTATTATCTACACCGCCCGATTGTACAGCCGCTACAGTTCCGTGGATTGCATCCGTTGCCGCAGGACTAAGCGTAATAATATTATTACCGTCCGCTCCCGTATTACGGAAAGTAAATTCCATACCTATATTTTCTGAAGAAATAGCAGGAAGAGTTAAAACTATTGCGTCCGTTGCTATATTGAATTCAGTACCTGCTTTGTTTACAGGAATATCTTGAGTAGTAGTCAGAGTTTCTTGCTCCGCTCTCGCTCTTAATACGTCGTTACTTGTTGTTATTTTTGTTGACATTTAATTTAATTTTTAAAGTTTGATATTTTTTGCATTACTCTATCTAAAGTAGTATTGCCTCTTTTTTGAGAATAAAGATTCATCTTTTTTTCTGTTTCGTTTTCCGGGTTATGATTTACCTTTTCAACTTCAGACATTTCCTCTTTTTGAGCGTATACGGTTTTAGTTGTAGTCTCTTCGGATTTAACACTAGTCTCTGCGTCTTCGCTCATTTCTTCCTCTTTTGGAATAAGAATAGCTTTAATTTCTTCTACTACTTTTTTAACTTCTTCAAGTTCTTCCTTAGTAGCGTAACCCATTTCTTCTTTTTCCTCTTCCGCTTTTACTTCTTCAGCTTCTACTTCTTCGGTAGGCTCTTCTTCTTCAACGGCTCCGATAGAAGATATAATACCTTCCTGCTTAACAATTAAACTCTCACCGTCAATTAATTTATAATTTCCGATAGGTAATGGAACACGTTCGTCATCCGTTACTATAAAGATCTCGTTTCCCGGTTCGAAGGTCTCAGACTCTATAATAGTCCCGTTCTCAAGTTCGGCTTGTGCCAACTTTACTTCCTTTTCTTCGGATAATTCAACCCCAAGAATTTCTTTTACTTTATTTAGCATATCAGTTGATTTCATATATATATAATAAATTACTTTTTTGTTTGTTGTATTTTTAGTTAGCCGCTTGACAAAGACCGCAATTATTATAAGCCGTTGCCGAAATTATTTCGAAGTGACCATTGTTTCTTGTTGAGGTTATAGTATAGCAATCCGAATGATTATTATGTACAAATTTTAAGTAATATATATCCCCTACCGTTAAATCTAAATCGTGAGTATGTATATGCTTAGTTCCTCCGCTACAATTAGTAACTTTATAATATCTTGTCGTAGTAGTCTTTACTACATTCCCTATACCTTGCGCTTGTAAACTTCCGTCGCAGCATTCTCGAGAATAGGTTACTCCGTCTTTACAAAGACAAGCTCTTTTATCGTTTTGAGGACTTGGGTTATAATTCATATTATTTTATTGGAACGCAATTAGGTACTTTTTTGCCGTTCTTCATTTTAAAGCCTATCATTTCGTAACCGTCGTAACAAGGCTTTTTTAAATCCTCTTCCATTAAATCAAGTTCTTTAAGTTTAGAACCCGCCCAACGTAACCCGGCTTTACCTCCCCATAGTAAATATGATATAGTACCGCAAGCTTTCGTATCGTTTTCGTCGTAGTCTTCTCGCGCTCTACTTAGGTAACTAAACATTCTTTTAATAGTTTCCGTTGTTATAGGTTTTCCTTGAGCTAATTGCTGCGCTCTTACTTTACCTACTTGAGTCGCGCATTTGTTGTTTACTTTTTCGTTTAACTCGATACCTCTCTTAGCGTTATTTTTTACACCGCTAGGATAATCAGAGAAAGACTCTAATTTTTCTTCTTGTAAAAGTTCTTTTAGTTCTTCAACTAGATATTCGTCTTCTATTTTAGATAAATCATCTTTTATAGGTTCGTTCGGTCTTGTTTCTAATTTTTCCGCGAAGTATCCTTCTATGCTAAAACCTTTCACGTCTCCGGCTTTGACCTGCTGCCAAACTTTATCGTTATTTACTTTTACGGATATCATCCAAGTTCCAATAGGTACGTTAAGATTGTACATACGGCTTTTATCTTGCTCGGATTCTACGATCCAAGATTCAACGGTAGATAAACCTTTAAGCTCTAGTTGATGCTCAAGAGTTGAGTTGTTTTGATTACCTCTAATAAAGAATAACTCGCTAGCTTTTCTAACTGTATCCTTACTAAAAAATATATAATACTCCGAATCCTTATTTTGTCTATATATAGGCTTATTCGGAATTAGCGCTGGACCAAGAAGGATGCGTTTTTCTTTATCTACCTCCGCGAATTTAAACTCTTGATTTTTTAAAGCTATAAAATTCTCTTCTATTGCCGGGTTTTCCACTACGCTTACTGCTTCCACTCCGGAAACTTCGTCGTTTTCGTCTATAAATAATTCAACTATATCCATATTAATATAATATTTTTTAAGTTGTTTTGTTATATATTATCCTATCGAAGCTCCTTCGACTATATTTCTATCTAGAGACTGCGCCGTAGATACCTCAGAACTAACTACGAAAGCTTTTAACGGCTTTTTACTATCCTCTCCTATTGCTTGAGCTAATTGATTCTCTGGCGCCGCTCCTACAACGTTAAAACTCGGCGCTTGAGGCGTAGAAGTTGCGGCTCCTCCTCCGGCTCCTATCGAAGCGCTAGGTTTTTTAGAGCTTACAATACTTTTTATAGTTTTAAGAGCAAAAGCCCCCGCTATTCCCGCCTGTATAAAAGGATATGCCGGGAACGCTACCGTTATTGGCGAAGCTTGCGCCGTAGTATAGGCATTTTGTACTCCTTGAACTCCGGATATAGTAGCTTGAGCTAAAGCCGCTGCCTTACCTACCTTAGATCCTTCCCCCGCAAGACTTATAATAGAGTTTAAGGTATTGTCTCTTTGAGCATTAGCTAAATCTAGAGCTGCCGCTTCCGCATCTTCCTTTTCTTGTCTTAATCTATCTTCCTCCGCTTTTGCTTTGGCGTCCGCGTCGGCTTTCTCTTTGGCTAACCTATCTCTTCTCTCTTTGTCTTGCGCGTCTTTTAAATCTTGAGCCGCTTTTATATCCGCCGCTTCTTTATCTCTTATTGCTTTTAACGCAGCTGCCTCTTCTGCTCTCGCCGCTATAATTTGACTAGTTACTTCTTTTTGTTTTGTAAGCTTTGCGGTTTCAAGATCTATTAATCTCGCTTTTAACTGCTCTTCCTCTAAAAGATCTTCTTTAGTAGAACCGGATAAAGTATTCTCTTGTCTTTTAGCCTCAAACCTTAATCGCGCCGCTTCTATTTCTTGGTTTGTTATTTTTTCTTCTATAGCTCCCGCTTCCTCAAGGAATCCAATTCTCTCTGCAATAGAAAACTTCTCTTTATTAACCGCCTTTTCTAGAAGCTCGGCTCTATCTCTATTAGCTTTAGCTCTAGAAACTAGTAAAGCTCTCTCCGCTCTATCCGCCTCCGCGTATTGATCAGCAAGAGTACCGGCTAACTCTATCTCTTTTTTAGTCTCTTCGTTAAAGTTTTTGATTCCGTTTACCGCGTCTCCTATACCGTCTTTAAATCCTTGAAGCGCAGCCGCTGGATCACTAAATATTTTAGTAAGAGATAGAATACTTTTCCCTAAGTTTGCAAGTATATCAATAACGTTGCCGGTAACTACTCCGATTTGCATCATTATTTTAGCAAACTTATTTTGTCCTTCCTCGGAATTAGTAAACGCCGCTCCAACCGCTCCAATAGCTAAAACTAAAGCTCCTATACCTGTAGCTATAATTGCTACTCTTAAGGATTTAAAGCTTTTTATTACTCCTCCAATAGTTGTAGTTAATCCTTTAAATTTTGTTATTGCACCGCCGGTAGCCGCGTCTAGTTGATCGCCCATAACGGTTGCTCCGTCAGATACGTTTTTAGTTTCCTTACCTACGTCTTCTATTGACTCTTTTAAATCGTCTACGTTATCTATCGCGCTGTCGGTTTTTACCTCGACATCCATTACTATTTTTCCCATAATCCTCTTTTATATTGATTAAGCCCCTCTTTTATTGTTTGAGGTAGTTTATTTTTTCCTAAAGCTATATCTATAAACTCGCCTCTTGCGTTTTCTTCTTTAGCTATTTCTAATAAATCTAATATATTCTGTATCATATTTTTTTGTTTATGATGTACTTTG